AGAAATTCTAATACTTCAGCTAACGTACCAGCAGAAGATTTGTCAAATATAGATAAGACTTCGGTTGATTGGAAAGTATCTCCAACTGATGGAAAACTACTTGAAGAAGTTAAGGAATTTGAAGGTACAATTGCTTATCAAACTGCCGTAGGATATTACCGTAATGGTAAATTCTGGATCTATAAAGATAGCTTAGGTTATCCAACTATAGGTTATGGTCATTTGATAACTGCTGCTGATAATTTTGGTGGAGGAATTGATGAAGCACAGGCTGATGCTCTGTTGCAGAAAGACTTGGTTCGTACTGTTCGTGATGCTCAATCATTGTATGCTCAGTACAATATGAAAACACCTTATATCTGTCAAATTGTTCTAACAGAGATGTGTTTCCAAATGGGGAAAGGAAAAGTGGCTAAGTTTAAAAACACACTTAAAGCTATGGCTGATGGTGATTATAAAGGTGCTGCTGCCGGTATTAGAAACTCTGCTTGGTACAAACAAACAACTCGTCGAGCAGAAATTATGGCACGTCGTGTTGAGTCCTGTCAATAAATACCTGTACTGATTATATCAGGGAGGTAAAAATGAGTAATTGGGTATTAACAAGTTCAGACTCTGGTCTTTTGAATGATATTAAAAACTTTGAAGGTACAATTGCGTATCAAACAAAAGTTGGATATTATAAAAATAATAAGTTCTGGACATATAAAGATAGCTTAGGCTATCCAACTATCGGTTATGGTCACTTGATTCTAAATGGTGAAGACTTTAAACAAGGTCTAAATGAAAGTCAAGCTGATTCATTACTAGCTAAAGATCTAGCATCTAAAGTAGCAGATGCTAAATCACTATACGAACAGTATGGTATGAAAGGTGGAATTGCACTACAGAAAGTTCTAACTCAGATGGTATTTCAAATGGGTAAAACTAAAGTAGCTGCATTTAAAAACACTTTAACTGCTATGGGTCGTGGTGATTATAAAGCTGCTGCCGCTGGTATGCGTGATTCTAATTGGTACAAACAAACAGCATCACGTGCTGAAACATTAGCACGTATTGTTGAATCTCTATAAGGAATAATAGATGACAATTATATTCAAAGGGTTTGCTTCCCCAATTGTGGGTAAGACACAAGTACTATTCGATATTGATATTGTTCGTCAAGACTTACTAAATCATTTTAATACTCGCAAGGGTGAAAGAGTGATGGATGTTGAATATGGGTTTATTGGTTGGGACTTGCTTTTCGAAATAGACAGACCTGGAAATGCTCAACTTCTTGAAGCTGATGTTCGTCGTATTGTAGCACTTGATCCTCGTTTACAATTGTTATCTGTAACAGTTTCGAGTGTAGAGTATGGTTATCGTATCGACCTATCTCTTTATTATGTTCAACTTGAAGAAGTTGAAGATTTAGAGTTAGTATTTGATAATAGGTCACAACAACGAATGGCGTTCGTGAACGCTGCTTAAGTAAATATAAAGGCATCCTCTGGATGCCTTTTCTTTTGGATAAATATTTCTATATTATTATATGAGGTGTATAAAAACATGGCACAACAAAAACGACAATCCAATTTGTATGCTGCTGAAGATTGGCAACAAGTATATGAGTCTTTTGCTCAAATAAACTTAACTGCTTACGACTTCGATACAATTCGTGAAAGTATGGTTAACTATCTTCGTTTAACCTATCCAGATTCTTTCAATGACTGGATTGAAAACGATGAGTTCATTTTTATTCTTGATACAATCGCATTGATTGGTCAAAATTTAGCATTCCGTATGGACTTGAACAGCCGTGAGAACTTTCTCGATACAGCAGAGCGTAGAGCTTCAGTACTGAAATTAGCTAAAATGATTTCTTATGCACCAAAACGTGCATACCCTGGACGTGGCATAGCAAAAGTCATGACAGTAAAAACAAACCAAGATATTAAAAATAGCTTCGGAACATCATTGAAAAACCAACTAATACGTTGGAATGACCCAAGCGATAACAACTGGTACGAGAATTTCATTCTTGTAATGAACAGTACCTTAATTGATACTAACCAATTTGGTGATCCAATTAAAAAAGTAACGGTGAATGGTGTTTCTAACCAACTTTACCAGATGAATACAATTCCTATGAGTGCTCCAAATATTCCATTCACTGTAAACATCAATGGTGCGTCAATGCCATTCGAAGTTGTGAATCCTGATATTAGTAGTACTGGTACTGTAACAGAACGTCATCCACAACCACAAGAACAAAAGCATATTATCTATCGTAATGATGGTAATGGTTTTGATTCTCCTTATACTGGTTTCTTTGTTTATTTTAAACAAGGTAACTTATCCTTTACTGATTTTGAATACAGTTAACAGTAGTGCTCAGATTAATGCTCCAGACTTTGTGTCTCCATCAGTTGGTTTAAATAGCCATATTCACTTCCATGCGGCGTTCTCAGACGCTAGTAACCATAGTAATGATATGGCTGCACCCGTCAATGGAGGCGGCTCTACGAACGCTACAGCGGCTTCTGAGCCACAACCAGCGAACGATGTTGCACCTGTGACTCCTACTGTTCAACAGCAAGAGAACGTACAACATATTAACAGTACGCAAGAGGTTGGTCAAGTACTAACGCAAGATTTAGTCGTAGCTGATACGAGTGAAGATAGTACCGAAGTTAGTTCATACACTACCACATATGAAGGTTTACAACTATTCATGCCATGTAACGGAACCATTCGTGAGTTCGGATATTGGGGTAAAGGTGTACCGACTCAATCTGGTAGTACTACAAATCGTAATGGTTGGATTATTCAAGCTAAGGGTGACATTGTAGCACCTGAAGGTGGACTTGTCACTAAGATGGGAAATGGTGGTGTAATTATTACTCACCCAATTGGT